AGAGGTAGCTTCTGACCTTGCCGACACTGAAGTCGAAAAGTTCAAATCTCTTGCAGAAGAAGTAGAGTTCAGTGATGAAGAATCATTCAAAGCAAAACTCGACCAGCTGAAGGAAAGTTATTTTCCTAAGGCATCCACTATCGCTGAATCTGTAGACTCTGAATCTGATGGTTCTGAATCTTACGATACAACTGGTGCAATGGCCGCTTACATGAATGCCATTAGCAATAATGTAAAGCGAGCTAAAAACTAAGGTTTTTATAAATATTATTAGAAAACTCAATAAGGAGAAAAACAAATGTTTCAAACTGAACATTTACAGGAAAAGTGGCAGCCAGTGCTAGAGCACAATGATCTCCCAGAGATTAAAGACTCTTATCGTAAAGCTGTAACCACAGTTATCCTAGAAAACCAAGAAAAAGCTCTTCGTGAGGACAGTGCGTTCCTTTCAGAAGCAGCTCCAACTAACGTAGCAGGTGGTGCTACAAATTGGGATCCAATTATGATCTCACTAGTAAGACGTTCTATGCCAAATCTTATCGCATATGACGTTGCAGGCGTACAACCAATGACAGGCCCAACAGGACTTATCTTTGCAATGCGTTCACGTTTCAAAGCACAAAATGGTACAGAAGCATTCTACAACGAAGCTGATTCTGCATTTTCAGGTGGTGATAGCCGTGCTAACATCCCTGGCTCCGCTGGTACATCATCTGCTGGTGAAACAAACCCAGCTGTTCTTAACGATGGCCCCGCTGGTGCATATACTGCTGATCCAGCAATGGGTACATCAACTGCTGAAGCTTTGGGTGACTCTGCAAACAACTCTTTCGCAGAAATGGCGTTCTCAATCGAGAAACAAACCGTTACTGCAAAATCAAGAGCATTGAAAGCAGAATACACAATGGAACTTGCACAAGACCTTAAAGCAATTCACGGTCTTGACGCAGAGACAGAACTTGCAAATATCCTTTCTGCTGAAATCCTTGCTGAAATCAACAGAGAAGTTATTAGAACTATCTACATCACTTCCAAAAAAGGTGCTGCAACTGATACTGCAAACGCTGGTATCTTCGACATGGACGTTGACTCAAACGGACGTTGGAGTGTTGAGAAGTTCAAAGGACTTATGTTCCAACTTGAGAGAGATGCAAACGCAATTGCTCAAGAAACTCGTAGAGGAAAAGGTAACATAATTATCTGTTCTTCAGACGTTGCTTCTGCATTGCAAATGGCTGGTGTACTAGATTACACTCCTGCTCTCAACAACAACTTGAGTGTTGATGACTCTGGAAACACATTTGCTGGTGTTCTTAATGGACGTTACAAAGTGTACATCGACCCATATTCAGCAAATTCAGCTGCAAAGCAATTCTACGTTGCTGGGTATAAAGGTACTTCACCTTACGATGCTGGTATTTTCTACTGCCCATACGTTCCACTACAGATGGTTCGTGCGGTTGGTGAAAACACTTTCCAACCAAAAATCGGTTTCAAGACACGTTATGGTCTTACTGCAAACCCATTCGCAGAAGGTGCTACCGCTGGTGGTGGTGCTATGACTGCAAACGCAAACGTATATTACAGAAGAGTACAAGTTACAAACATCATGTAATAAGAGTTGTGTTAGACAACCAAAACTTAGGGGAGGCATTTTGCTTCCCCTTTTTTCTTTATAAATACTATAAAGGAAGAACAAAATGGCAGAATTTAATCCACTACAGAGACAACCAGACACACTAGACTTTGCAAGTCCTAGTCAGTTTAGGTTTGGACTTTTAAAAATTCCCAATACAATCTACTTCGTAACTAGAGTTAACATTCCAGGCATTGCATTTTCTGGTGATGCGATTATGAATAGTAGATACAAGGCCATGCCTTTTATGGGAGATACTTTAGAATACAGTCCTATGGAACTTACTTTTCTAGTAAGTGAAGATTTATCTAATTATCGTGAAATACATGATTGGATGACAGGGATTGGTTTTCCAAAAGATCCAGAACAATTTGCAAGTGCAATTGCTGCTGAACAAACAAAGCCAGGCGCAGCATCACAAAACCCTACAGTAAACCCATCTGCTCTTGTTTCAGATGGAACTCTTACCATTCTGTCTAATAAGAATAACCCATTGATTAATGTAAACTATAGTGCGTTATATCCAACATCACTATCTGGTTTAGATTATGATTCACAGACTGCTGACTCAAACCAATTGACTGCATCTGTAACTATGAATTACGACTTGTACGAATTTGAAACTTTATAAATATACTTGAGCAGAAACGGTGAACTTTAACAGCCATCGTTGAGTCTCGAAAAGAGATAATATAGAACAAGAAAGTTCCAACCAATCTCTGCTCGCCTATAGGATGATAATATAATGACACTTGATGAATTGCAGCTGCAAGCTGAAAAAGATTTAAAAATGGATGACTTGGAACTCGCAGATGAGTCTCTCAAGTCTGCAACTCTGCACCAAAAATACCTAAACATCTACAATAACTTTAGACAACTCAGACTTATGAATGAGGGTACATACAATGTACTCAAACGTAAGAAGTGGGAATACTATGGTGGTAAAGCATCACCAGAAGTCTATCGTGACAATCCCTTTGACCATAAAGTTCTAAAAGCAGATTTACATATCTATATGGATTCTGATGAAGAACTTATCAAGGCAAAACAAAAAGTAGAATACTATGTGATGTGCATGGATTCTTGTGAACGTATTCTGAAACAAATTCAGTCTCGTGGATGGGATATCAAAAACGCAATCGAATGGCGTAAATTTGTAGATGGTACGATTTAGTGACTAAAGTTTCAAAGAAGAATGAAGTCTATCTAGAAGTAGATGCAGAACCATCTACTGCAAGATCATTATCTGACTTCTTTACCTTTGAAGTGCCAGGCGCTAGATTCATGCCTGCGTATCGTAATCGTATTTGGGATGGTAAGATACGATTGTACACCCCAGCCACAGGAGAACTTTATCTAGGACTACTTTCGTACTTGGAAAAGTGGTTGATAGATTATGATGAACCATATGAAATAAGTGAGGAACTAAAAGATGAAAAACAAATCGACAGAAAAATACTGGACGGATTCATACGACAACTTAATCTCAGAGCTAGAGGTAAATCCATTGAACCTCGTGACTACCAAGTTGATGCCGTGGATTTCGCAATTAGAAAACATCGTGCTTTACTCCTTAGTCCTACTGCCTCAGGCAAGTCACTTATTATTTACATCTTAGTAAGATATTATGAACTACTTCTCAGAGAACAACAAAATGATAAAATACTAATACTTGTTCCTACAACATCTTTGGTTGAACAGATGACTTCTGATTTTATTGACTATGGATGGAAAGAAACGTATATACAAAAAGTGTACAGTGGACATGATAGAGAAGTATCAAAGAAAGTTTTAGTATCTACATGGCAGTCTTTATATAAAATGCCTAAGAAATACTTTGAACAGTTTGGTTGTGTCATAGGTGACGAAGCTCATTTGTTCAAGGCAAAATCACTCACATCTATTCTAACTAAATTACATCTATGCAAATATCGTTTTGGTTTAACAGGTACACTTGATGGTATGCAAACACACAGACTAGTTCTGGAAGGACTATTTGGTGCGTTGAACAAAGTTGTATCAACAAAGAAACTGATTGATGAAAAGACACTATCTTCATTCAAGATACGTTCTCTTGTATTAACATATCCAGAAGAAGAATGCAAGCTAGTAAAGGATATGAATTATCAGGATGAGATTGACTATATAGTCACACATGAAAAGAGAAATGATTTTATTAAAAACTTGACATTAAGTCTGAATAATAATACATTAGTTCTTTTTCAATTCGTAGAGAAACATGGTAGTGTTCTTTATGACTTAATCAAATCCAATACAGATAGACAAGTGTTTTATGTGTATGGAGGCACTGATACACAGACTAGAGAACAAATTCGTGAAATCACAGAAAAAGAAAAGAATGCAATTATCGTTGCATCTTATGGTACGTTCTCTACTGGTATTAATATTCGTAATCTTCACTCAATCGTGTTCTCAAGTCCAAGTAAGTCCAGAATTCGTACCTTGCAAAGTATTGGGCGTGGACTGCGTAGGAGTGAAAGTAAAGATTCCGCTGTCCTCTATGATATTGCCGATGATATCACATACAAGTCAAAACGAAACTTTACCCTGAATCACTTTATGGAACGCATAAATATATACAATGAGGAACAATTTGATTATGAAATTAAAAGGATTAAACTTAAATGACAGATGTAAAAATTCTAAAACTATCTAGTGGTGAAGAAATTATCTGCAATATAAGCACTAATGAAAAAACTCATATGAAGGTTAGTAGGCCTATGAAGCTAAATGCCCTTCCTAAGTTGCAAAGAGATGGTTCTTTAGAAGAGTCACTCTCGTTACAGAGATGGATACATTTCTCTGAAACAAATTCATACGATGTACCTAAATCACAAATTATCGTGGTTACTGCTGCATCCTATGGGTTATCTAAATTTTATGAATACTGTGTTACTAAAATGAGGATGGAAGAAGAAGACGTAGAGTTCCCATCCGATCAAGAACTAATGGATATAGAAGAAGAAGATCTGTATGATGACTTTGAAGTTATGTCAGATACTATTCACTAAGCTTATCTATTTATTCTCAAACCCAGCATAGTTAATATACCACCCTGTCAATAGCAAGTCAATACATTTTTGAAAATAAATTTACTTGTTGACATACACGAATAAATGTGTATAATAGAGGGTACAAATAAGTGGAGTTGTTATGGCTAAAAGACAAAGAAGCACTCACTATGTCGATAACAAGAAATTCTTGGAGGCAATGAAAGAGTGGAAACAGCGTTGTAAAGAGGCAGAAGAAGAAGGTGATCCTCAACCGCCTGTTACAAATTATATTGGTGAGTGTTTTCTAAAGATTGCAAACCACTTATCATACAGACCAAATTTTATTAATTATACCTATAGAGATGAAATGATTTCTGATGGTATTGAAAACTGTTTACAATATTGCAGTAACTTCAATCCAGAAAAATCAAACAATCCTTTTGCATATTTTACACAAATTATTTACTATGCATTTATTCGTAGAATACAAAAGGAAAAGAAACAACAACATGTTAAACACAAGATTATTGAAAACATGAATGTTGATATTCTTATGGATGGAGATGGAGATCAAGGTGCATTTGTAGATTACCTACAAAAGAACTTTCTACCAACTGAAGCTGTTTACAAACCAAAAAAGAAAAAGAAGCAACCCAAAGGACTTGAAATATTTTATGATGATGACGGTGAAGAGATAAATGAAGATAGCGTTAATAACTGATACACACTTTGGCGCACGAAACGATAACTTAGCATTTAATGATTACTTCTACAGATTTTGGGAAGAAGAGTTTTTTCCTTATATAGACAATCACGACATTAAAACAGTTATTCACCTTGGCGATGTTATGGACAGACGTAAGTATGTTTCATACAAGATTGCAAAGGATTTTCGTGAGCGGTTTATTAAACCTCTTGTGGATAGAAAACTAGATATTCACATGATGGTAGGTAATCACGATACCTACTATAAAAATACAAATGAGGTAAACTCTTTGTATGAATTGCTTGGTGGGCCAGGCGAAGAAAAATATCCAAATATTAAATGTTACGATGGGCCATGTACTGAAGAGTTCGATGGTGTTGGTATTCATTTTATGCCTTGGATAAATGCAGAAAACTATGAACGTGCAATGAGAAGTATTCAATCGACTTATGCACAGATATGTATGGGTCATTTGGAACTAAATGGTTTTGAAATGCATGCTGGACATTTTTGTGAGGGTGGATATCCAAAAGAAATGTTCAATAAGTTTGATACTGTAATGAGTGGACACTTCCACAAGAAGTCAGATGATGGCCATATCTATTATCTTGGTAACACCTATCAGATGACATGGAGTGATTACAAAGAAACAAAAGGTTTCCATATCTTTGATACAGAAACAAGAGAACTAGAATATATTCTAAATCCACATACAATCTTTGACAAGGTATATTATGATGACACCACTACAGATTATTCTGATTTTAATGTATTGACATTACGAGATAAATTTGTTAAAATAGTGGTTGTCAATAAAAAAGATTTCTACAAGTTTGATAGATTCATTGATAGAGTTTTATCTGAATCTGGAGCCCATGAGGTAAAAATTGTAGAAGACTTTAGTGAACTTGATGCGTCTAATGTAGATGATGCAATCGTAGAGAATGCAGAAGATACTATGACACTATTAGAAAGATACATTGATGAACTCGATGTTGACTTGGATAAGAAACGACTA